AGTTCAGACGTGTGCTCTTCCGATCTGTTTTCCTCGAAAAAAGCAGAAAATCCCGATCCAACTTCCGGGAGGTGAGACATGCCCCGCGGCCGACCTCCGAAATCGGTAGAGCAGAAACAGGCTGAGGGCACTCTCCGATCTGCGGATAAGCAAACCCCACAGATCCATGGAGGCCGGAAACAACCTCGACCCTCGGCTCACTTGAGCGACGCAGCCAAGAAGCGCTTCAGGGTCCTTTGCCGCGAACTGAAAGCCGCCGGCATCCTTGATACCGCCGATCGTGGCATGGTAGAGCTCGCGGCCATCGAGGAGGCGACCGTTATCCAGTGCGAGACGGCGATAGCAGGGGAGGGACTGGTCGTCACCGGCGCCATGGGCGGTCCCATTACTAACCCGGCTGTGACTATCCGGGCCAAGTCGCTGAACCACCTGCGCCAGCTCTACGCGGAGATCGGCATTGGCCCGAGCTCCCGGGCCCGGTTCCAGAACCTCGGCATCAAGGGGGCTGAGCCGGCCAAGACTCTACGCGGCGTCGGCGGCAAACCGACACCCCTGCGGGTGGTGAGCGGTGAATGACCACCGCGAGCATGGCCCGTGCGGTCGGCACCCTCGGTCCCGAGGTAGCTGAGTTCGCCGAGTGCAACCTGGTCTTTCCGGAGGGGGAGAAGCAGGGGGAGCCGTTCGTTCTTGAGGATTGGCAGCGCGCGGACTTCGATCTCATGTACGAGACGGACGAGCGCGATCTGCCCATGTGGAAGATCGTTGTCTGGGTCATTCCCACGGGCAGCGGTAAGAGCCCGGCATGCGGCATTCTCGCCAATCACGCGCTCTTGCAGGAGGACACCCCGGTGGTGCTCTGCGCGGCGGCCTCACGGGATCAGGCCGGCATCGTCCATGGTCATGCCGTCGCCGAGGCCAAAGGCGGACCACTCGATGATTACTTCGAGTTCCCGCGCGTGACTTCGGCTCTCGGGCCGGTGAAGTGTCCCAGCACCGGCGGGGTGCTCAGGGTCCTTTCTGCAGACGGGGCTCTACAGGAAGGCAAGAACCCCTCGCTTGTTGTCATCGACGAGTTGCACGTGTTCACGACCTCGAAGCAGATAGCCCTCTACAACGCCCTTACAACCAAGTTGCACAAACGCGCCGGCTCCCGGCTCATCGTCATCAGCACGGCCGGTGAGGACAAGGACTCGCTGCTCGGCAATCTCATTGACGCCATCGTCAAGGCGGGCGAGGTTGAGTATCAGCGCCTCGGCTGCAAGATGATCGTCCGGGACTATGAGGCAAAGCGCCTGCTCATCTACTACGGCGCTCCGGAAGAGGCAGACATACGCGACCCGCAGATATGGCGGGCCTGCAACCCGGCCTCCTGGATAACCGATGAGGCACTCCGGCTGGCGGCTCTCCAGGAACCCGAATCGGTCTTTCGCCGCTACCACCTGAACCAGTGGGTCAAGGGCGAGGAAGCCGCCATCCAACCCGCCGCCTGGGATGCCTGCGAGGATGCCTCGGTCGAGATTCCCGCCGGGGCTGATATCTGGGTAGCGGTAGATTTAGGCGAGAAGCGGGACACCGCGGCCGTTGTCTGGGGCGCACCGGTGGGTGATCGCTTAGTGGTGCGATCGCGGGTCTTCACTGCTCAGCAAGTATCAGGCATGGAGACCACGCTCCCGCAGGTGGAGGCGTGTCTACGCGATCTGGCCGGCCGCTACCACGTTCGCCGGGTCGATTTCGACCCATGGCAGATGCGCGACCTAGCCGCCCGGTTGGCCTCTGAGGGCCTGCCGATGTTCGAGTGCAAGCAGAACAATGTGGTCATGGTGCCGGCCTCGCAACTCACGTTCGACCTCATCGGTGCCCGACAGATAGCTCACGACGGGGACAAGACTCTGCGGGCGCACGTGCTCGGGACCAGCGGCGAGTTGACTGCGACCGGGGGCTGGCGTTTCGCCAAAGCCAAGACCAAGACCGGGCACCGGGACCTCAGCAAACAGAACGACGCCTGTGTCGCCCTGGCCATGATGGTCTACGGCTGGAATGCGGACAGCATGGAGCCCGAGCCGGTGCAAGCAGCCATCTACTAGGAGGTCTGATGGGTTTCTTCGACTTCTGGCGCACCAAGTCCGAGACGATGAACCCTTCGGATCCGGACACCTGGATTCGCTTGGGAGGCATGCTACTCAGCACCTCCGGGATTGCCGTCACTCCGGAGACGGCCACGCGCATGACGGCGGTCTACGGCTGTGTGCGCCTGCTGTCGGAGTCGGTAGCCGGGCTGCCGCTGCAGACGTTCTCAAAGACGGGAGACACCCGGCTACAGCACCCGGCCGATGGGTGGCTCAAAAAGCCCAATCGAGAGTACACGCGTTTTCGGTTCTGGCAGGAGATGATGGTCGGCCTGCTCCTGGATGGCAATGCACTTGCCCGTCTGGTGCGCTCGGGAGGCAAGATCGTCGGCGCCTGGCCGCTGTGGTCGCCCTCCGTTCACATCGACCGCGATGAGCAGGGCTATCGGCGCTATCGCATCAAGGGCGAGTACTTCACCGACTACGAGGTTCTGCACATCCAGGGCCTTACGCTCCCCGGCCAGGTGCGGGGTCTCTCTCCGGTCGGCGATTATGTAGCAAAGAACGCGGTCGGGATGGGCCTCGCGGCTGAGGAGTACGCGGCGGCCTTGTACTCAAACGACGCCACCCCCGGCGGATACATCAGCGCCCCGAGCGTGAAGGATAAAGAGCAGGCGGACAAGCTCAAAGAGCAGTGGATGAAATCGCATCAGGGCGTGGACAAGAAGCAGGCGCCAGCCGTCTTCGGCGGGGATGCCAAATGGGAATCGATCGCCTTCGAGCCGGAGGCCACGCAACTGGTGGAGTCTCGCGGCTTCCAGGTAGAGGAGATCTGCCGCATCTACGGCGTGCCCCCACACATGGTGGCCTCGGTAGAACGGTCTACGTCCTGGGGGACGGGCATCGAGAGCCAGGGCATCCAGTGGGTGGTTTACTCGCTGCGTCCCTGGCTGGAGCGCATTGAACAGGCGCTCAATCCCTTGCTCGCCCGGCCGAACGGGGTAGCCCGGGATGCGGAGGTCTTCTGCAAGTTCAACGTAGACGGACTTCTGCGCGGCGACCACAAAAGCCGTATGGAGTCCTACCGGCAGGGCATCTTGGCCGGGATATACACCCCAAACCAGTGTCTCGCTCTGGAGGACATGCCGCCCTATCCCGGCGGCGAGAAGCATTATATGATGACCAACATGTACGCGATAGAGGACGGCCCGCCCGAACGACCCGCGACCAGGCAGACGCCGACAGAGCCCGCCCAGTGAGGCGGGTTTTTTGTTGCCCGGAGGTGACCCCGTGAAACAGCACAGCCCCTTCCAACGATTGAAGCCGCGAGGCATCGTCGCCTCCGTCAACGATGCCGAGGCTGAGATCGTCCTGTACGACGAGATCGGCTTCTGGGGCGTGACCGCCGAACAGTTCCGGTCGGAGCTGCAGACGATCACCGTTCCCCTCATCCATCTGCGCATCAACTCGCCCGGCGGCTCCGTGTTCGAGGCGCTGGCTATGTACAACGCCCTGCGCGAACACCCGGCCAACGTCGTGAGCCACGTGGACGGCCTGGCCGCATCGGCGGCCACCGTGGTCGCTCTGGGTGGTGATGAGGTGCGTATGGCGGCCAACGCATTCTTCATGATTCACGATCCCTGGGCGCTTGCCATCGGCAACGCCCGCGAGTTGCGCGACACGGCCGACCTGCTCGACAAGATCACCGGCCCCATCGTTAATACCTACCGGGCCAAGACCAAGGCTTCGGAGGAGGCGGTCACAGCCTGGATGGACGCTGAGACCTGGTTCGACGCCGAAGAAGCCATGGCCGCCGGTTTCGCCGACGCCATCGACAACACCGACGAAGAGGAAGACCTGGCCGCTGCAGCCGCCTCTCTCTTCGATCTCTCCATCTATTCCCATGTACCCGACGCCCTTCGCGCTCGCGGGAGCGAGCCCAAGGAGCCGACGACGCGCGAGCTTGAGAAGGCCCTGCGGGATGCGGGCATGTCTCGGGCAGCCGCGGCCTCGATGGTGGCCGCGGGGCGTGAGCGCCTGCGGGATGCCGGCGCACCTCCGGAACCGGAGCAAAGCCATCACCTGCCGGAGGCGGTTCTATCGATCGCCGCCTTCAAAGACAGCATTGACGCATTGAAAGGAGGCATCTGATGGATGCCATTCAAGCCCTCGTGGACGAGGTGCGCAGCGCGACCAAGGACCTGAACGAGGTCGCCGGGCAACTGCGGGAAGCCAAAGAGCAGCAACTCACCGAGATCCCCGATAAAGACGCGATGATGGCTCTGCTCGCGCCCGAGATCAAAGCAGCTATCGAGGAAGCCATGGCCGCCAACGCCGGGCGTCCGTCTATGGGTGATGAGCCCAAGGGGCATCCCTTCAAGAGCTTTGCCGACTTCTGCGGCAAGGTCGTGTCCGGCGAGGCCCCGCGCGAGTTCTCCGCCCTGAACAGCCCGACTATCCAGATGGCTCAGACCACGTCGGCCACTGCGGGTGGCTATCTGGTCCCCGACGAGTTCAAAGCGCAGATCCTGGAAATCGCCCTGGAACAATCCATCGTGCGGCCGCGGGCCACAGTCATCCCCATGGAGACCGACTCGCTCAAGATGCCGGCCTGGAACCAGGAAAACCACTCGACCAACTTCTACGGTGGCGTGCTCGGCTACTGGGTGAGCGAGGGCGGGCCCATCAGCGATTCCGACGCGGCCGTCAAAGAGGTGGCCCTGGGCGTGAACGCGCTCGCGGGCCTCAACTACCAGTCCCTGCGCCTGCTCAAAGCCTCTCCGCTGGGCGTCTCTGCTCTGCTGGAAGGCGCTTTCGGCGGCGTCATCGCCTTCATGGAAGATCAGGCGTTCATCGACGGCGCGGGCACGACCCAGCCGCGGGGCATCATCGGCTCGGACTGCGAGGTGGCAGTCAACCGCTCCGGCGGGGCCTCCACCATCGTGGCCGCCGACGTGGTGACCATGTATTCCAAGTTCATGGGCTCGCTCGACCGGGCGGTGTGGCTGGCCAACCGGACCACCTTCCCGCAGCTCTTCGGCCTCAAGGACGCGAACGACAACAACATTTGGATGCCGAACATCGGCGCGGGTGCGCCCCAGAGTCTGCTGGGTATCCCCATCGTCTACACAGAGAAAGCCTCCGCGCTGGGCACCAAAGGCGATCTGATCCTGGCCGACTTCGGCTACTACCTGATCGGCGACCTGGGCGAGCTCGCCATCGATTACAGCGAGCATGTGCGCTTCGCCAACCTGGAAGGCGCAATGCGCATCTACAAGTGGGTGGACGGCAAGCCCTGGATGAGCACCACCTACACCCCGCGCAAAGGCACGGCCCTGTCCCCGTTCGTCGTCCTCAACTAGGCGCTCTGGCAAGCGCGAGAAAGGAAGGAGAACGGATCATGGCAATCCCGGCCATAAGCCAGCGCCACAAGATCGACCTCGGTCTTGTCGGCCAGACCATCAGCAACAGCAATGCCACCGGCCCCTACTACCCCATGGCGGGCTACAAGAAAGCCCTCGCCATCTGCGTGGATGGCGCTTCCGCTGTCAATAAAGTCACCAAACTGGAGTGGCTGCAGGCTACCGCCATAGCGGGCACCGGCGCGAAGCCGGTCACGCAGAGCAACGAGTCCACGGGCACGGAATCGGCAGCGGCCTCGGAGGCGGCTGCCAAAGCCATCGCTGCCGTGACCGAAGGCACCATTACCCTGTCGAGCATGGCCAACGCTGAGACGGTGACCATCAATGGTGTGGTCTTCACCGCGCACACCGACACCACCACCGCAGCCGACCGCGAGTTCGCCATCAACGGCGACGACACGGCCGACGCGGCTGCTCTTGCCGGACTCATCAACGACGCCACCTACGGCGTCCCCGGCGTCACAGCCACGCCTGCCGATGCGGTGATAACACTGAGCGCGACCACGCCCGGCACCACGGCCATCACGGTCGAGACCGATGCGGTGACCCACTGTATACCAGCTATCACCAAGCAAGTGCTCTACTCCGAGATCGACATCGACGATCTCGATGTGGCCAACGGCTTCGTCTACGTGGCGCCCAAGGTAACCAAGGCCGGCAACGGCGTGGTCGCCGTGGTGATCCTGCGCGAGATCGGCGCTTACGGCCCGGCCACGCAGCATGTTGCTGCAGGCACTGACATCTAAGGGAATCGACGATCACAGGGGCCAGGGAATCTACTCTGGCCCCTGTGGGTTAGTCGGGAGGTAACGTGCCCCTCTTCACCGTCACAGAGGCCCGCACCTACGATAACGCCCTCGCCAATGAGACGGCCTACCCGTCCCCGGATATCGAGGCCAAGGAGATCGCCATCCGCGTCAAGTTCGAGCGCGTCATCGGTGTGGCCCTCGAGCCCACGACCTTGACCGAGTACTGCGACGGCAATGGCTCAGACACCTTGTTCTTGGCGCATCACAACCCCTGGAGCGAACCGAACCCGCGCCCGGTGACGGTGACGAGCGTCAGCCTGGTAGCCGTCGACGGCACCGAGACGGCCTTCGCTGCCGATGAGCTCGCGGTCATCGTCGCCTATGACAACAAGCTCATCCGCCGCTCTGGATGGCCCCACGGCCGCCGCAACATCAAGGTGGTCTACACCCACGGGTACGTGGAGGCACCCGACGATATCAAGGGCGCGGCCCTGGTTGCACTCTGCCTGCCGAAGCCGGATGGACTCAAGCCGGTCTACGTGCCCGGTACGGCCTACGAGGGCGACATGGACGGCATCCGCTGGTCGCGGGTCAAGGATCCCGACCGGGGCCGCTGGTATGGGCATGAGGGTGTGGACGCCGTGCTGCGTGAGCATCGGGCTGTCGAGACCTTGCCAGGGATAGCCTGAGATGGCTGAGAGTATCGGCAGTGTCCTTGACGCGCTCGTGGATGCGTGGGGCGCAGAACTCGTGGCTGAGAATGTCAAGGTCTTCTCCGCCCCCGTGCTCATCGCCGAGGGCGGACCGGAGTTCGTGCACATCGTCTCAGCCACACTGGATGAGAAAGTCGCCACCGACTGCGGCGGTCGCGAGGAAACCTGGCATGTGGAAGGCGATATCTTCGTGGGGCCTCGGACTGGGACCACTACCGAGTCTGCCATCCGTGCGGCCAGAGACCGCACTCAGACCATCCTGGACATCATGGAGACCCACGTCAACGACACCTACACCGGAGAGGGCGACGTGGACGTGGAGTTTACCGGCGGCAATATCGCCCAGGGCGCTGTCCCTGAGGGCCGTGTCATTTATCGCGGCTTCGTCCTGACCGTCAAGATCGACAAGAACCCGTGAGGTGGCCCATGGCCGAACTAGTCAAAATCCGCATGCTCACCAAGGGGCCGAACGGCAATCACCGTAAGGGGCAGATCCTTGAGGTAGACCCCCAGCGTGCCGCCGCCTTGGTTGAGTCCGAGGACGCCGAGGAGGTGAAGTCGGAATGATGATCTACAAGAACGTCAAGTTCCTCGTCGGCGGATATGACCTCTCCTGTGACGTCAATCAGTTGAGTCTCGAATATGCCTTCGATGAGGTGGACCGGTCCGACTTCTGCCACGATGCCCACTACGGCGAGAAGGGCTTGCCCAAATCCTCCTACAGCTTCCAGGGGTATCAGGAGTTCGGCGAGGGTAAGGTAGAGGAAGCGCTTGCCGCTCTCTCAGCGTCTGAGATAGCCGCTCCTGTCACTTGGGCTCCCGCTGGTGCCGGCACCCCCGGACAGGTGGCCTACTTCTCGCCCGGCGTCCTTTTCACCTACAGTTGGGGCGCGGCCACCGGCGAGCAGGGCCAGTTCAACGTCTCCGGATCTGGCACCGACCGTCTCATCCGCGGCACCGTGTTGGAGCGTTCGCAGAAGTCCGCCAGCGGCAACGGCGATGCCCGCGAACTCGGGGCCGTCTCTTCTGAGCAGAGTCTCTACGGGGTGCTGCATGTGCTGGCGGTCGAGGGCACGGACCCGACCCTGGATGTAGTGGTGCAGTCAGACGACGCTTCTGGGTTCGCTTCCGGTGTGACCCGGCTCACGTTCCCGCAACAGGTCCAGCCTGGAGCTGTCTTCCTCTCGGCCGCTGGCCCCATCACCGACACCTACTACCGGGCCGCTCTTACCATCGGCGGCGAAGACGCGGCGTTCCTGATCGCGCTGGCGGTCGGAATCCTTTAGCAACCGAAGTCACAAGCAAGCCCTCGCAAGGCCGCCTCCGGGCGGTCTTTTTCGTGGGCGGAAAGGCAGAGCCATGATACTCAAGAACAGGATGCTCTCGCTGGGCGGAAGTGATCTTTCGTCCCTCATCGAGTCGGCCACCGTCACCCAGGAATATGACGAGGTCGATGCCACCCACGACGGCGCCTCCGCCCACTACGGGGAGAAGGGGCTTGCCACCTGGTCCATCGAGGTCCAGCTCCGTCAGTCGTTCGCGGCCGGAGCACTCGACTCCATCATGTGGCCCATCGTCAACTCGGATGCGCCCGTGGCGGTCGTCACCAAACCGGTGAACGCCGACACCTCGACCAGCAATCCCAAGTTCACCGGGCAGGGCCACATCTACGGCTATACCCCGTTCTCCGGCGCGACCGGTGAGAAAGCCTCCACCTCGTTCACCATCAAGTGCGGGGACGGCAACCTGCTGGCGCGGACCACGTCTGACTCGTAGTGCCCATTCAGCTGCACATCCAGGTCGATGGTCTGAAGGAGCTGCAGCGGGACATCAAGCAGGCCCGAGGCAAGATGCCCAAAGCCATCGGCGAGGCCCACAAGAACGTGGGCAAGTTCGTAATCAGCAAGCTCCCGCCCGCCGACCCACGCGCCGTGGGCGAGGGGGCGGGGGCCAAGATCCGGGCCTCAGCCACCAAGCGCGAAGTGCTGCTCCGAGTGGGCCACAAGGAGCGAGAACCCCTCCCGCAGGCCCAGTGGGGCAAGCGACCCAAGCAGCCGTTCGAGGCCGGGGGTCGCCCCTACATCGTCGGGACCATCGAAGCCTACGAGGACGAGATTTTCGAGGAGTTCAAACGCCAGACCATGCGGGCGCTTCGGCCCGCGTTCTTTAACAGCGTCATCGACTTCGTCAAAGGCGAGTAGAGAGAGGGAGATATGGCATCACTGGTACCGGACATCGTACTCATTTTCAAAACAGGTGAAGAGCGGCGCGAGCTGCATTACAAGCGCCTGCCCTTCACCGCTTGGCAGGAGTTGAAGGCCAACCTGGGTTTCACGCCCCTGTCTCTCATCAGCGGCATCGGGGAGTTCGACCTCGAGGCCGTGGGCGCCGTCATCTGGCTGGAGCGCAAACAGGGCGATCGCAAACTGCGCTGGTCTGAGGTCCGACGAGAGTTGGAGTCCGATGAGATCGAGTTCGAGTTCCTGGTGGGCCTGGAGGACGGCAAGGTCATCTTCGGCGACGAGGAAGAAGCTGAAGCCGAAGCCGCCCACGAACCCGAAGAGGAGCTGGACCCTACGACCCCCGGCGCCTGAAGCCGCTCCTGCCCACACTCTCCCACTGGTACCCGGGTCTCATCCCTCCGGCGGTCTATGACCTAAGCCCGGAGGAGATCGAGACCTACTTAGACGCCATTCCCAAGAAGGAGGGCTAGCCGCTGCTATGGCTTCCAAGTCCGGCATCTTGCGCATAAAAGTACTTGGTGACGACTCCAATCTCTCCAAGACTCTAGACAAGAGTGGCGGTAGCCTGGTCTCCTTCGCCAAGAAAGCCATCGGCGCCTTCGCCGGTTTCGTCATCGCGAAGCAGGTGGCCGGTTGGCTGGCCGACGCCGCCAAGATGGCCGCCGAGGACGCCCAGCAACAGGGCGTCCTTACCAAGGTGGTTCAAAACAACACCAAGGCTACGGCCTCTCAGATCAAGGGCCTCCACGATTGGGTCTCGGCTGAACAGCTCCGCTACGGCCTGAGCGAAGAGCGCATCCGTCCAGCCCTGCAGAAGCTCATCGGCACCACCAAGGACGTCGAGCGAGCGCAGAAGGATCACCTGCTGGCCATGGATGTCTCCCGCGGCATGGGGCTGGAATACGAGACGGTGGTCAACGCGCTCGTCAAGGCGGAGGCCGGGCAGACCGCTGGTCTCGGGCGTCTGGGTATTGCGGTACGTGACGCCAAGGGACAGGTCAAGGACTTCGACACCATCAGCCGGGATCTGATGGCGACCTACGGGGGCTCGGCTGCAGAGTGGGCCGACTCAGCAGCCGGGCGCTATGAGCGGCTGAAGATACAAATAGGGGAGACTAAGGAATCCATCGGCTACGCCCTGATGCCCACCGTTGAGCGGTTTCTGCCCGTGGCTCAACGGCTAGCCGAATGGGTAGGGGGACTGGCCGATGATTTCGCCGGGGCATCCGCAGGCGCGGGCCTGTTCAAGGGCTTTACCGCGACCGCCCGCCGCGCCATTGATGATTTCTCCCGCTGGTTCAAGGGCAGCGGTGCCCGCGTGATAGGAGAGGGCATCGTCACGGTCGTCAAGTTCGGACTGACCGAGGCTCTTCCTGCGCTTCTCGACCTGGCAGGGGACCTCTTGGAGGGCACGGTCAAGGGCTTCAAAAAGGCGTTTTTTGTGGACTTCGCCGACTCGCAGGAGATGAAGCGGATCACGGAAGCCCTCAAGAGGCAGTTGGAGGAGAACACTCGCAACGGCATCGGCGGGGGGATAGACCGCGCTGTCGCCGACATCACCGGCGGCAAGACCAAGACCCTCATCGAATATCTGTATGGCGGCGGTCGCGAGATCACCAGCGCCAAAGCCCAGGCAGCTGCGGAGATACTGAGAGACGAGATCCTCAAGCAGCAGAATTACCTGGGCGAATCCCTCTACAACAGCGGTTGGCTCTCGACTGCGTTCGAGGGCTACAAGAAATCGGCCGAGGATGCCGCCGAAGCCGTAGCCGAACTCACCGAGGAGCAGCAGGCGTATGCCGATGCGCTGGCCGGCATCCACGCCGCCAAGGTAAGTCCCGCCTCCATCTGGCAGGAAGCCGAGGGCTCGCTGAAATCTTATCTCAAGGAGATGGACAAGCAGCTAAAAAGTTGGACCAACTTCGAGACGAACCTGAAGGACCTGGCCAAGCACTTCGGTCCCGAGTTCGGGGCCGACGTGATAATGAAAGCCGCCGAACTCGGACCTGAGTTCGTGGCCAAGCTGGTGGGCTCTGACCCCGAGACCGTGCGTCAAGCCCTGCGCGGCCTGGAGGCGTCCCTTGGAGCGGACATGCCGGGCCTGGCTGTAGCCGTCGCCGAGCTGTCGAAGCCGGTGGGTACCGCCCAGGGCCAGGCTTGGAGCAAGGCGGCAGGCGCGGCTCTCGAGGCGGGCTGGATCAACATCAAGTCTACCACCACCAAAGGTGCGACCAACGCCGGGAAGGCGTCCGGCGACGCCTACGTGGAGGGCATCAAAGAGGCCGTGAACAAAAAATACGGCGCGTTCCTGGAAAGCCTCTGGGGCGGGGGATACCTGGCCAACTCCAAGAGCTACGCGAAAGCAGCCGGTCACGCGGCGGGCGATCTGGGCATGAGCCCGGAGGGTTATCTGGCCCAGCTCATCGGAGCGTCCCCCGTCTACGGCAAGTCCTACGCGGGCATGGGTGCTCAGGCGACGGGGGTCTGGAACGCGCTTAAGATGCGCTTCCCGGAGGCCGGTTTCGCCGGTGGTCGGGCCAACCGCCCCTACACCTCCGACCACACCACCGGCCGCGCCTTCGACGCTACGGGCAGTACGGCCTACATGCGGGCCATGGCTCAGTGGCTGGCCGCGAACGGCCATTCGCTGGGCATCAAGTACATCATTCACAACCCGCTGGGTATCTGGTATCCACGCACCGGCTGGCTGCCCTACACGCCCGCCAAGAGCGTGCAGGCATTCGCGGGCAAATCCGCCTGGCACTACGATCACGTGCACGTCTCCACCTACGAGCAGGGCGGCAGCATCCCCGGGACCGGCCCAGTGCCGATCATCGCTCATGGGGGCGAAGAGGTCGTGACCAAAGGCGACACTCAGTTTGTCCGCGATATCATCTCTGCCCTCAACAAGGGCGGCGAGAGCGCTGAGATACTGGCCGCTCTGCTCCGAATCGAGCGGGCCATCGAGCGGCAGCCGTACAAGACGGCGAGCCTACGCGCCACAGGAGCGGTCCGCTGATGGCCTCCATCGATTTCTACGGCGTCTGGCTCAACTCCCTCTCTGACCTGTCTGACGCCCTGCAATTACTAAAGGGCACCAAGTGGCGGTCACCCGAGAGCAAGCCGGGGGAGATCAGAGACTACAGCGGGCGCCTGCGTCTCATCCGGCGCCCCGGCGAGCGGAAGTCCTCCGCCGTCAACGTGACCTTCGCTAGGGCCGATGTGCGCGATTGGCTGGTGGCCCATAAGGGCGAGCCGATCCTCTACCGCGACGGCGCCGGGCTCATGTTCGCGGGTGTCTATTTCTCCGTGGACTCGACCCGCCGCGAGCGCGAGCGGTTCGATATTGCCTTCACCGTCGACTCCATCACCCACACCATCGAGGTCTAAGATGCCCAATCCCCCCGCCACATTCCCAGGCGCCCCCCACACCCCCACGGACTACAGCGCTCATGTCCTACCCTCAGAGGCCGCCGCCGCTCTCGGGCAGGCAGAGTCCAACCTGGCCGCTATGAGTCTCCGGCTGCTGGGTGGGGCTATCAATGTCCGGGAGTTCGGGGCCGTGGGCGACGGGACCGCCGACGATACGACAGCGCTGCAGAACGCTATCAACGCTGCTGTGGCCGCCGGACAGATGGTCTTCATCCCCGCCGGCATCTACAAGTTCTCCAAGCTCACCATCGACGGGACTGTGAGTGTGATCGGCGCGGGCGTCCGGGCCACCGTGCTCAAGACCACGGCCACCAACGGGGCGGCCATCGACATCCGCCATGACGGCTCAGACAACTACTCGCTTTTCTGGCACCGGCTGTCCGGGTTCACCCTCACCACCAACGGCGGAAGCGAGGCGGTGGAGTACGGTATCCGTCTGGTCCCCTCCGGGGGGGCCACCTATGTGGGCATGCAGCATTGGTCTGACATCCGTGTGACGGGTCTGCAGCGCTCGGGCGTGGTCGGCATGCTCGTCCGCAATCTCTCTCATGGCCAATTCGACTCGGTCATCGCCGACTATCTGAATGCCGGTACTGCATTCAAATTCGGCGGCACGGTGAACAGCGGTGTACTCGTCTTCCACAACTGCAAGTTCGGCGAGGGCACCGACCAGACCACTTTCGGCCTTGTCTTTGAGGCGAGTGCGGGACTGCTGGACTCGTTCATTTTCAACGCCTGCTATTTCCGCGGCAAGACTTATCCCGTTGCGGTGGAGGCGGGCATGACGGCGCGCGTGTGTGCAGTGCAGTTCAACGCCTGCCACTTCGAGAACGGGCAGGCGACGGCGGGCAACGCACAGGTCTATTTCGGCGATGACACCTCAGGCTGGACATTTACCTCCTGCCTGTTCGCCGCCTACAACGCTAGCCCGAATGTCCTGCGCTTCGCGGCGGCGACCGACCACAAGGGCATGGTCCTGAGCGGCTGCACATTTCAAAACGTTCCCGCCAGCGGCTGGGTCTTCGCATCTGACGCCACGCCGACGTTCGAGGGTTGCGCGATGTTTGGCGCGTTCTACATGACCACCACCCCCGGCCTGTTCCAGAGCACCGCCCCGCGCGACATGTGGCTATTGCTCTCGGGCGGAACCATGCACGTGTGGAACATGCTCCGCATCGGGGCGCGCCGCCACGCCGCCGGAACCGCAGCACCGGCCAGCGGGACGTGGCTGAGAGGCGATATCTGCTGGAACCAGAACCCCTCAGCCGGTGGGACTCCGGGTTGGGTCTGCACAGCCGGAGGCACGCCGGGGACCTGGAAGGCCATGTCCAACCTGGCGACGTAATGGCAACGCCCGTCACCTGGAGCGCAACGCCCGTCACCTGGGACGCGGGAGCGGTCGAGTGGTGGGAGCAGAGCAGCGGTGAGGACGACACCACCGCCCCGCTCACTCCTGAACAGATACGCGCCCTCATCGTGGCCGACGCTGTTGAGATCGAGTTCGGCGCCGAGCTACTGGACGAGAACGACGTCGTCATCGGGGACCTGAGTGGAGACCTGGCCGGGGGTGAGATCGAGCACCACTCTTATGCCGATGTCCACGGCACCTGCCGGCTGCGACTGACGCGGGAGTTGGACTGGGTCAACACGCGGGTGCGCCCCTACATGCGGATCACCGGGAAATTCCGAGACTAAGGAGATCATCATGTCCGAACCCGAATCCCGCTCTGGCTATTTCCTCGGCGACGGCGCCGGGCACTACAACTGGGATGCGCCGATAACCCGCTGGCAGACGGACACTGTGCTCTCGCGGATGAAGGCCGATTTCGAGGCGCAGATAGCTGCGGCGCTTGCCTCGCTGCCCGAGATACCTGAGATAGACCTGGCACCTCTGTACGCTCTCCTCGAGGACCTGGACGCGCGGGTGGCTGCCCTGGAGGGTGCCACCACGCAGCCGGAGCCCGTCCCGGAACCCGAGCCAGCCGAGCCCGAACCGGAACCGGAGCCCGCCGAGCCCGAACCGGAACCGGAGCCCGTCCCGGAACCGACTCCCGTCCCCGCCGATGCCCTGAATCTGAGCGCGGGCCTGAGTCTGCGTTCGGGCAAGATCTACGCCGGGAGCATCAGTGGCTCCGGAGAGCACGGGGTCTACGGCAGTAACATCACCGGCACGACAATCGTAGAGGCCGCCGCCAGCGGATTTCGCTTCGGCATCGCTATCTGGGGCGGCAAAGCCGTGCTCATCGACCGCTTCAGCGGGCAGTGCCGCACGCCCATCTACGCGGCTGGACTCACCGATTCGGAACTACGCGAACTCGCACTGGTCTCCGTCTCTAAGGACAAGCTCGACCACCCGCTTTATCTGGAGTCGGCATGCCGGAATATCAAGGGCCGGGACTGGCATCTGACCGCAGGTGCGGGATATGCCCTGCACCTCTATGGCGAGGGCACGCTTTCCGAGGGCCTGGAGGCGGAGAACGTCTATCTCGACGCCCGCACCGGCCTCTATCCGGTGGTCATCCATAACTGGCGCGGGGTGCATCTGCGGGGTCTCGAATCTCATGCCGCCGCAGGCCGGGCGCACTTCGACCTGTGGGATTGCTCCGACGTGATTGTGGAGGATTTCCAGGCCGAGGGCGGGGCCTCTCTTGTGCAGCATCTCCGGGGTACCTGCAGCAACGTCGTGTTTCGCAACGGCACTTTCAAGGGTCCGCGCCTGCTGCCCGACGGCAAGCCCATCGCAGGCGTGACCTTCGAGAACGTCAAACTCATCTAGGGAGGAATCACAGTGGCCGGCTTCACAAACGCCTACAGCAAGACGATCCTGGACGCCCAGTTGGCTTCTGGCGACTATATCGCCTGGTCGGAGAACGGCTCCAGTGAGAGTGCCAAGGTCGCCCGAACTGCAGTCGGAGCTTGGGCGTCTGCCACTACCGCCGATCCCTCGGTCAAGAGCAACTCAGGAGCGCTTGAGAGTGCAGCGGCCTCTTCGGCCGGCACCATCACCCACTTCGCCATCTTCTCGGCCGCGAGCGGCGGCACCCAGAAGACGGACTGGACGGCCCTCAGCGCGTCGGTGCCCCTGAGTTCGGGCGGGAAGATCAGCATCGCCGCTGGCGCTATCCAGGTCACGCTGACCTAACCGGAGATACGCGTGGCCACTGCCACAATCCATGGAGGGGCAGCCGACGGCGCCCTGTGGAAGACGGGAGCCTCTTGGGCTGCCTGTCAGTCGGCCACGCCCTCGGTGCGCCAGACGACAGCGACCTCCGATGATATCTCGCGCAGTCTCGATGGCAACTATCGGATAATCCGGCAGTACTTGGTCTTCGACCTCTCCCCCTATGCCGGGGCAACCATCTCGGCGGCCACCCTGGGTCTCTACCTGGCCGATGGCTCCGGACCGCTCGATGTGCGTGTCTTCTATCACGACTGGGGCCCCAGCCTGGAGGGCGGCGATTGGTCCGCCTTCGCGGGCATGACGGCGGCTGCGGGGCCGCAGGCACCGGGTGGGCTGGGCTGGATGAATTTCACGCTCGCCAACCCCCAGAACCTGCTCACCCACAACGGCCGCCTGGTGGTAGCCCTCTCCGATGAGACGACCCAGCCCAGCGGCGAGAACTACCTCACCATCAATCTTGGCGACGCAGCTAGCAACAAGCCCAGGCTGGACATCACCTATGAGGAGGGCGGAGGGGGCACTCCCGCCTCGGGCACCGCAGTGGCGGTCTCCGGAGCATCAGGCGCGGCCACCTCTACCAACCCCGCCATGGGTACGGCCGCAGCGGCCTCCGATGCCACGGGAGCGGCCACGTCAAGTAACCCGGCGTCCGGTACCGCAGTTGCGGTCAGTGGAGCCTCGGGGGCGGCGAGCAGTGGTGTACAGGCATCGGGGACGGCTGCGGCAGTGTCAGGAGCCTCCGGGGCCGCGACCAGCACGAACCCGGCTTCGGGGACGGCTGTGGCTGTGAGCGGGGCCTCGGGAGCGGCAACGCTTCCCGTGCCGGAGGAACGTCCCGTCGCCTCAGAGATATGGCAGGAGCGGACCTATACCTGGCCGCTCGGGGTCTATCTGCCCAAGATTCCCCAGCGGCCCTTGGGGGAGACGCCGCCCACATTCGAGGTGGACGGCTTCGATAAGACCCAGCTCCTGCAGCGTAGCGTGGGCGACTCCTACACCGTGCCCCAGGGAACAGGCGTCCTTGCCGCTGTGCGCACGGCCATCACGCTTGCCGGGGTGACCGGACTACCGCCCCTTATCGACTCGGCCGCTGAGGGCGTGGTGCTCACCAACCCGCTGGTCTGGGTCATGGAGCCGACCCACTCGCCCCGCTGGATAGAGGTGGTCAACGATCTGCTGCAGTTCGTGGGCTACCGGGGCATCTACGCAAGCGCCGAGGGGCACCTGCGCTCGGAGCCCTACGCGGTCCCGGCCCAGCGGCCGAGCGTGTGGATCTTCGACGTGGACGATGGGCGCACCAACATCATCGGGGAACGCCAGCTCACCCGCAGCGAATACAGTGAGGTCAACTGGTGGCGGTTCGTGCAGGCCGATTTCGAGGGGCTGCCCACCGAGGGCGCGGGCATGTACACGGTGGACCTCTCGGGTGGGGGCCATAAAGTCAAGGATGTGCAGTACCTGTCCGTGGCCTCACAGGCCGCTCTTGTCAGTGAGGGCGACCGCATCGTCGCCGAGACCCGCCAGCAGAAGGAGACGTTGGACCTCAGCGCCGCGCCCTGGCCTGAGGCCGGGCATTTCTCGGTCGTCGATTATCGCGACCGTGAGATGGGCCAGGTCTATCGCCGGGGCCAGGTGACCGACTGGCGCTTGCCCCTGGACGGCTCGGATATGAGCCTGACCCTGGAACTGATACCGGAGGACTGATGGCAACCGTTGAGAGCATCTGCAGCGCTGTCGTGACCGCCACCGGCGGCGTAGCTCCGGCCCCGCCCGTGTGGGTCAAGACGCCGGGTTCGGATACCGCTGTACCTGCGGGCATCGTGGCCGGGCTGACGGTGGCTGTGGGTGACCGGGTGCAGATCACCGTCCGGACACCACATAAGCCCATCGTGACGGCGAAGGAGACAGCGACGTGAGCAAGACCTTCGGCTACACGACCGACGCGGCCCAGAATATAGCCGTCGCTGCGAACACCAAAGAGGGCACACTTGCCTATCTCTCCGGCTCTCTCGTCGCCAAGAAGATCTATGTTCTCTGCGCCAACCCCTACGGTGCCCCGGTCACATTCCGCGCCGTCGTCTATTCCGAGGCGGGGACCCTGGGCGGATATACGAGTGCGCTCACCCTGGCCGCCGGTAGCGGCAAGGCATGGCGGGCGCTCACCATCCCCAGCCCGTTCTCTCTCTCGCAGGGGAACAAGTGGCTCCTGGTGCACGTGGGATCTGGGACGCTGGATATCTACATCGACCCGGCCATCGGCAACATGGCCTATAACTCAGACAGTTACGCCGACGGCCCCAGCAGCCCCATGGGAGCCTACACCCCCTACACCGGACGGGCTCGTATCTACGTGGAGGGCGATCTCCCCAACCAGGCCCCCTATGCGCCCACGCTGCTGAGGCCCGCCCACGGCTCCACCATCGACACGGACCTGCCGACGACGTTTGAGTGGGTCTTCAGCGACCCCGACCTGGGCGACAGCCAAAGTGCCCGCAACTGGCGCTACCGGGAGGTCGGCACGAGCACCTGGTGGCAAAGCGGCTGGGTCAATCAGACCCATGCCACGCGTACCGGGGCCGCCGGGGAATTCACCGTCGGCAAGACCTATGAGTGGCAGGTGCAGGTCAAGGATTCTCAGGGCCTGGCCGGTCCATGGTCGGCCTCATCCCAATTCCTTGCGGGGCAGACGCCCAATACCCCGTTCATTACCAGCCCGGCCGACGGTTCCACCGTCGTTACCGCCAACCCAATCATAGCCTGGTCGCATCCCGATCAGGACGCCTATCAACTGCGTGTGTACCTCTCCTCGTCCATCCCGGGTTATGACTACATCTATGACTCCGGGGTTGTTCTCGATGCTGTTGCCCGCACTGCGGGCATCCCATCAATCAGCCGCAACGGGAGTTATGCCATCGAGCTGCGCTGCCGCAAGGACGGGCTGTGGAGCGAGTGGGCCTCGGCTCATGTCACCGTCAACACCACGCCCCCCGCGACGCCCACGCTCGTCATCACCGCCGACTCCGACAACGCCCGCATCGTCCTGGAGCCGACACACCCGGCCCCCAGCGGGGAGCAGCCCACGGTGGTGAGTCAGGAGATATGGCGGACGACCACAGGGGATGCGGCTGATGCCGTCCGGATCGTCAAGGAGCTGACACCGGGCGCGGTCTGGCATGACTACACGGTCGCCTCCGGCGTGGACTACCAGTACTTCGTGCGGGCCGTGGGGGACACCGGGGCCATCGCGGACTCGGCGCTGGGCTCATGACACCACTACATCCGCAGCACCATTCCACGAGGGAGGGGGTGAGCGTATGACACACGAGTATAAGGACTGCCCGGCCAGGACTGAGATCGACAACCTTAAACGCTGGCAGACCGACCAGAACAACAAGCTCGGTCGCCTGGCCGACGGACTGCAGGAACTCTGCGAGCACGAGGCCCGACGTGCCGGCGCCGAGGGGATGCTCAAGTGGATCTTGGGCTTCGCGGGCGCAGGCACGCTTATCAGCATCATCAGTCTCATTCTGGGGGCGACTTAAATGGCCCGACTCGCAACATCCCTCGTCACCCTCCGTGCCGAGGTCAACACTTTCGCGCCCAACCGGAGCAAGGCATCGGATGGATGGATCTCCGATGCCGCTCATGCGGCTAGGACGAGCAGACACAACCCTAACCGCTTCGACGTCGTCACCGCGCTGGACCTCACCCATCACCCCGCTGGCGGCTTCGACGCGCACAAGTGGGCACGGCTGCATGTGGCCTCGGGCGCGCATCCGCAACTGGCCTACATCATCAGCAACGGTCAGGTGGCCTCCAAGAGCAACGGATGGCGGTGGGTGAAGTACACCGGCTCAAGTCCCCACACCGCCCACATCCACGTGGCCGTAGGTGTCGGCCCCGACAGCAGACCCGAGCCACCTTATGACAGCACCGCCTCGTGGCGGGTGGCCGCAACCGTGAACCCGAAGGAGGTAGCAGAGTTGAATCAGCAAGAACGCGACATACTCAACGGGATCGACGCCCGACTCAAGAAGGTGGAGGAGGACGTGGCCAACCTCAACCGCGTCCCCTCCATGCTGTCTGCCCGCAACGCTCTCGACTCCGGCAACACCCCCGAGTTCACGCGCATCACCGCCGACATCAACAAGCGGTGGCCGTGGTGCAAGCTGGGGCTGCTCCCGGGGTGGAAGCCGAAGTCCTGATCGATCATGCCCCGC